TAAAGCCACTTATCGGCATCAGCATTTCATCCTGCAAAAGCGCATACCTGGTTGCGCGGCCACAACACAATGTGTGGTGACTGCGCATAATTAATGGTTACGTTAAAAGCGCCCCCATTTCCGCGAATGGCAATATTGCCAAATTCAAGCGGTACGAATGGAATGGAACGTAACATAACAAAAAACTTTATATTTCGGTGGTTTGAGTGCGGGTTGAGCGTCGAGGAAACAGCAAATCTTTGTTTTGTTTCTGTGACGGAGGTCACACAGTGGGACGGGGGTAAAAAGATCCCACACGTGTGCAAGAGAGTCATGCGGATGGCATCAGGAAGAGAGTTACCAACCATCTATACGAAGTATTGGGACGGATGGAGAGTATCTGGTTACAACCTGATCACTCCTGCAGGGACATACCTCTCAAGACAAAGACTTGAGGTTATCGAGAATCTTGGTACGGAAGACCTGAGGGTGCTACGGCGCCCCAGGGTAAAGAAATAAAGACAAGGGGCCGAGAGGCCCCTTTTGCTATGTGGGATTTTTGAGGCACCGAGTGGCCAGAGGCAAAGGATGATCGGCGCAAGCGCCGATAGGGATTCGGCGGCATTGTGCCCAGGGGTGGCACCCAGTGGAATTCCCCCCGTATTACTACACGGGGGGCAAACAGGCTGGCGCGGTGAGTGTCGCTTGTCTTCGACAGGAGGCATAGGCAGGCGCTGGACGTGCCCTATAGCCTTCGGCTGGGCACTCTAGCGGAGCAGTAAAGACGGTTTAGCAGGGAAGGGGGTGAGCCTGCATCAGGGAAGCATTCCAAAGAAGTTTCGGCCGACCTACCGCTTTCCCAGAAATGGACAGCAGTGGGCGGCCTTATACTCGCCATGGCCTTCGGCCGCTCGTTAGGAACAGCAGAAGGCGGCAAAAGAGAGGGTTAGGAAAGAGAAGCTGAATAAACAGCCTTGCAAAGACGATCAAGCTCATCAGCAGGAAGCGCACGTGAAAGGTCCGCTTGCGCAAGCAAAATCTTAAGAGCAGGAATATCTGAACGATTAAAAGTAACTGTTACCATTTTCTGTGCCTGACGGGCACGATAACGGGCCTGTTTTTCGGCTGGGGTAAGGGCGTTTCCAGTCTTGGGGCGACCAACTGGACGCTTTTGAGGAATAAGGTCAAGCTGAGTTTCAGTAACTGTTACCAATTCAAAGGCGGGGCCGCGACTTTGAGCACAAGCGAAAAGGCCAGTAGATTTCATAACCTTCTTTTCCATCTGACCAATAACGATCACCCAGGCTAACTTATTCTCTGAAAGAACGGGGTATTGTGTGCCGACTTCAATCCCAAGGCCTGATTTGGTGCAGATAAGTTTCATGATCATCCCCTCATTTAAGGTAACTGTTACCGTAATTAGATTATCGGTCACTGTTACCATAATTGCAAGGTAATTATGGTAACAGTGACCATTAATTTAATGATGATCGGGTTTCACTTTCGGTCGTCGCGTCGTCGTCCGCTAGGCCGCTCCCTCCTTGCTTCCTCCCTCAGCCGTCTCCTTGGTGGTGAACGGGTTCATAAGGGCTGGGGTAGGCAGAGCAGAGGCCTTGGGCTCCTCGTACTTGGTTGGCTGGCAGAAGATGGTGACAGACTCGCCGGTCTCTACGTTGTAGAGCTCGGCTTGGCAGTAGCGCTTATAGCGAACGGCATAGCCCATGGAATAGAGCTCATCGTTGTTGGTGTGGTACTCATCGCCGTCTTTGGTGAACAGGGCGATGGTGATCACGCCGTTCCCCTGGGTGTCGAGTGATTCGCCGGTAACGTAAACCGCCTTGGCGTCATAAGGGTTCACAAAAACAGGCTTGCGAGGAGGTATCTTGTCAGGGCGGCCAGTGCCCACATTATCAGGAAGATCCGAACCAGCTTGAAAAGCCACATCAGGATCTTTTTCAGGAGCTGCCACAGTCGATTTACCATCGATCTGAGCATTGAGCTTATCGGCCTCAGAATAGTTGTATATAGCGAACCCACCAAAGACCAGCATAAGAAACGCATAAAAATAAAAGAGGGGTGAGCTGAAAGGGCCTTTAGACTGACCCGATTTCGTATGCTTGCCGGTTTGGGTTGATTTGTAGAGGAGGAACGCCGCCAACGGTACTTTCTCACGATAGACCGGAGAATTCGCAGCGGGGACACCATTCGAACGCGGATTATGTTCATATATCCTCGGTTTACGTCTGTATAAGAAAAAAGAGTCCTTATTAGATTGAGCCTTGGCTAATTCGGCACAACCACGAACCATTGGTGAAATATCGTTAATATCAGGGGTAACGCAAACAATATCCCAGTTGAATTTACGATGGCGCTTAAAAGCACCATTCAAGGTCTTGGGATAAATAACACGGCCATTATCGTCAAATAATAATGAACCCGTATCATCATAATCACAGGACTCGAATTGTTCAGGCTTACAGGCATCAAGCGCCGCGTAATAGTCCTCAATCAGTCCGGGCGGGAGCTGGTCTTTATAGGTCTCAATCGGCTGATAATCCAAATCGGATTCTTTCCATGACTTGTCAGGGTAAATATCCTGAACTTCGTCCATGAGAAGAAACGAGCCGACAGGGGCCCAGTGAAACCAGCGCCGCCAGAGGCGCAAGGCGTCATCGTGGATGATGTTGATACGGTAGAGGCGGGTCGTATCGGGAAACTTCTCTCCGAGCCGTTTCTCGATGTCCTCAAGGGGATAGCAGCCCTCAAGGTTGGTAATGCAGATACGGCCCTGACGAAGGGCAGGGAGCAGGTCATACCAAACAGCAGAGGCTGACTTGTAGGAGCCATTAGGCCCGTGACGAATGACGACGGCCATATCACCACCCCAAGAAGTTCAGAGCAAAACGAGTAACAATGGCATGAAGGATCATGTTCAAGCCATCGACCGCGCCGGACTGGAATAGGAACCACTGGATAGAGGACGGTAACGAACTCATCATCGGCTGGAGGATGCCGGATATGTTGAAGTCCTGGAGGATCTGCTGAGCAATGGAATAACCGAGTTGGATCATCATGATCTCTCCCTCAATCTTGAGGTAAAGACCCATTTCAACCACGTAGGCCAGCGTTCTGGACACGATGTAAGGGACACCATCCGTAAAAAAGGCATGGATATCCACCATCATCCCCGACACCCAATTTATGAATTCCGTTATCATAATTCATTTCCTATTCGCGATGATGTAGACCGCATACAGCGCACAGATGAAGAGGACGATGGCAGCAAGGCCCATGTCCAAGATCATTTGAAACGCCCCCATACCGAACGGCATAGCCGTCCCGTTCATATTCAACGTCCACTCATCAGGCTCACCAGAAGCAGAGAGCTCTGTGAACTTGATAGAGGACTGAAATTCGGTGCTCAGGTCTTTCATCTTCTGGATGGATTCGGCCTGCTTCTCTTTGATTTCTGTAAACGAGGATTCGGGAATGACGCTTTCCCAGAACGCGCCGGAGCCGGAGCCAGGAACAAACGGGCCATCGCCTGTTTCTTCCTCATCGAGCTTGTCGGAGATCTGGTCGAGAACGTCCTTGATACCGTCGAGCTTGCCGTTGCCTTGGGCCTGAAGGGATGCAGAGGCACCACCACCACCATGACCACTGTTGTGAATGGCGTTCTGAATATCCTTGGAGATGTTGGAAACGAGCTTGCCGGTTGCGACGTTCTGTTCAGAAGAGGCCTTAATCTGTGCGTTGGCGGAATCGGCTACTACCTTGGCAACATCCTTGAGCGTGGTCTCACCATTTGTACCAGTAGAGTTGGGCTGGACTTGAGTACCGGTTGCACTGGAAGCAGCACCGGAAAGTTCGTCCATAGCGTCCTCAGTGCCCTCAGAGGTGTCTGAGTTATCTACGGGAGGGGCATCACCATTGGATGATGTATTGCTCTCAGAATCGAGCGTAGGCTCAGGACGAACGACAGGACAGTTGGCACCATTAAAAGTGAAAGAGCCAGTCCAAGCACCGGATGAAAGCTGAACACCACCGCCAATAGTCTGAATTGAACACTGACCGTAGCATTTAACCTCACCAGCAGTTGAACCGGCATCAGGGCCAGCTTGAAAAAAATATTGACCAGAATGAGCAAGTCCAGCAGCAGATGAACAATTGGAAACGCATGTTTCCTTGCCATCAGAGGTAACACGAACAATGGCACCTTTTAAACAAACCTTAGGCTTATTCTGGCAAACCTTAGAACCATTTAAATCAACAGGGCCGACAGTAAAATCAGGCTTATTATCAGGAGGGCAAACATACGAAGTAACAAAAGCAGCAGTATATGTAGCTCTAATAGTCTTATACTGATAAGAACCGGCACTATTATAAACGTCACCAGTATAGGTTACAGAATTGCCGCTAGTCGTTGTACCGGAATGCCATACTATATAATCACCGGACTGACCGGGGCCTGTTGAAGGATACCACTTTTTTAAATCATCACGACATGCCTGAGCACTGGGAACAGTTATAGGATTAAACAAATTATTATGCTGGCACGAACCATTAGCCCCCTGAACTTGAGTCTGCTTTGCAGGAGCAGATTCAACAGCAAATGAAAGAGATGGAATAAAAAATAAGAGGGCGAAGATCCATTTCATAAAAAAAAGGCGGGTTTCCCCGCCCCCTCGTGTTATCCGGCATAGACCCCTGACGTAAAGCCAAGAACGAAGCAGAGGCCTACAGCCGTCGCCCAGAGAAGGGCGGAAAACATTACTTACGAGTCCAGGACAGGACAGCACCGATACCGAAGGTCAGCAGAGCCAGAGCGACAACACCAACCACGACGAGGTTGATGTTACCTTCGGCAGCGGCCTTGGCGGCGGCGAACTCAGTCGCGATATCCACGGCGAACGCAGAGGAGGAGGCGACAGCGGCAGAGGTGACAACAGCTACCGGAGCAGCGTACTTACGAACAGCGTTGATGATTTTCATAACAATTTCCTTTTGGATGTGAAATCAGTGTTTACCGAGCCAACGTACAATTCGGCCAAGGCTGTGACCGGCAAAGAAGGTCAGCAGCATGAATCCGAGGTACTCATTGGCAAGGTTGCTATCAAATTCTGACAAAGCGCCTACCTGTGCCCGATATTGGTCAGGGGTAACAAGCACATATCCCGTGCAAGAGCTCAGGGCGTCTTGAGTGACGACGAGATCCCCCGTATCGGAGACAAGAAGGCAGCTCATCAGAACTTACTCACGGGTTCAGACGACTTGGCGTCTTTACCAGTGTCTTTGGCAGCAGGGCCGCCAAATTCATCTTTGACCGGATGGTCAGACTTGAAGCCGACAACGATGTTCTTGGAGAAATCGCGCGGATCAGACTCAAGGATCAAGGTCACAGGGACCAGCTTCGGGCAGACAGCCAGGTGAGCCAAAACGGTCGGGTCGTTCTTAACTGGGAACTGTTTGGACTGGAAGCCCCAGTTGGTGATATTGCACTCGGCCATATCCACGTTCGTGGCCGGCACGATGTATTCGAGCTGTGCGAAATCGTAGGGCTTGGGTGAACCGCTTTTACGGGACACACCACGACCGTGTGTGACGCACATAACAATGACGTTTTGGATCTCAGACATGGTTGTACTCTCCGGTTAATAAGCCCTCTGGTTTGGGCACAAGAAACAATGAGCAAGTACCGTCCAATATCTCTGGCGGTAACGGCATCAATAGTCGGGATGGAACATCGTCAGGTGACAAATGGCTGGTCAACTGTTTGATAATTGATTCAGGTTTCAAACCTTCAACCGTGCTCATGTAATTGACAACACGACCGGCAAGGCGGGCCATATTGGCAATTGCGTTATCACGGGACAGAGCAAACTTGTTCTTGAACGTGGTGACACGGACAGGCTCTACCGGCTTGGCAGCCTCAGAAAGCTGTTGCAGCCACACGGCGAACTGGGGATAGAGACCAGCAAAGTAAGGGTCTGGGTTGATCAGCACATCAAGCGGTATAACGCGGTCTTTGCTGTGCAGTTCACCCTCAGCCCGGACCCAATCAGGAAACTCAACGGATGAAAGTTGTTTACCTTTTTCATACATCCGGCCGCATTTACCGTTGATACGAGAACCGATGTAGAGAGAACAACCGGCATTGGCAATCATGCCAAAGCGCTTGGCCAGGCCCTTGACGACTTCAGGGATGAGCTCGAACTCACCGGCTTCTATCTTCATCCACTTGGGAGCCATGCCGCGCTGGGGATGGAACCCGCCAGCCTTGGCGGCCTCTACGGCTGATCCGTAGGAAATAAATCTTCCATGATAATCGTCGAGTGCCAAATCAACCCGAGTAATCCGAACACCAGGAATACGGGCCAAGACGCGATACAGAGCACCAAAGTCAAGAGCATCACAGCCCATACCGGAGAACGAGACGAAACAGCCGTGATTAGCAGCACCCCAAGCAACCAATCCTGCTGGGATTCCGTCAACGAGGATATCTCCTGAACTTGAATAACCGTGCACACCGCCACGACGAGGGCGAATAGCAAAGCGAGGCGCAGGAATAGGGACGCCGATTTCATGATTAAGCTCATCAAAGAAGATCTCCAGTTCTGAGCAGCACAAGGAATCAAGGAATTGAATTCCGTATGCATGAATCAAATCGTTGTAGGCATCCCAGATGGTGCCTTCTGGATTGAGTTCCAGTTCTGAAGCGTCAACCAGATGGCCGAGGACGGCTTTGAGCTCTTTGTTCAAACGGCGGTTAGCGTCGTCCTTGTAACCACGGCGAATGTTGGCTTCCATGGCTTCGTACATGGAAGCAGTGAGAACGGCGCGGGCACCTTCTACAGCTGCATTAGGGATAGAAACGTCAACAAGAGCGCGAGGGTCGTCGCGACTAGGGACGGGTCGTACATAGATAAGCCCCTTTTCAGTTGGCAAAGGCTTGATGCGACTCAGCAAGTGATGAGTGTGCTTATCGAACACCGGAATAGACTTGAGAATGGCACCTTGCTTGGCAAGGCCAGCAATGCGCTTGATGACTTCAGGGCTCCAAGTGAAGGACAAGAAGTCATGTTTAACGAGTTGGACGTTATGACCAGTCATCGAAAAACACTCCTTGCTCATAGAGAGCTGCCCAGGTGCTTTCGGTGACTTCAACAAAGTCAAAGTCGGTATCGGGGTAGTTGAAAGAGAGATAGCGAGCACAGGATCCCAAGTCGGGGAACATCTCGACCTGACCGGCAACACTGGCAGCAATCCAGCCGGTGGGCTCTTGTTGCCAGTACAGGGTGCGTTGGATGATCGGGGAGGTCATTTAAGGAACTCCTCACAGCAAACAGGGCAGATCAGGTAATCAACATCAGAGTCATAGTTGATGATATCGAATGAAAGGGAAGGGGCTACATGAGAACAAGCCGGGCAGTGAACATCAGGCAAAGAGAGCAGGGGAGCTACTGTACAAACCCAGTCACCGACTGATGGGGATGAAACCTGAGGAGCATAACAACCTGATGCATTGTCAAAGTCAGTCTTGCCACAATGACGGCAAGGAATGACGCCGATAACCCCATTTATCGGCGATAGGTCGGGCAGTTCGTCAGACCAATCGGGGTCAAGCTGGATATCACCATCAAGAATCAACAGGTCAGAGCAAGAGACGCAGCCATGGCCATTACACTCTTGGCACACGTGGTAAACCGGTACTTCTTGTTGTAGGGTCTGCGCTTCCATGTCGATATGCCTATTAGCCACTTGGTTAAGGTGAATTCAACAGTAGAAAATGGAGTTTTTCAACAGGTCGGCATACAGGCATACTTGGCTATAGACTGAGAATTGAACACAACACAAGGGGAAGAAAGATGGACTCTAAAACGCTACTTTCGGCATACATGAGAGCCAAAAACATCAGCACTTTGACAGAGGCAGCTAAAGAACTGGGATTTTCAGTACCTTACGTTTGTGACATAAACAAAGGATTCAAACAATTCTCTGATGAAACAGTGCTTTACCTTGCAAAAGAATTAAATCTTGACACTGACGAAGTACTAATAAGCCTTGCAGCAGTAAAAGCAAAGAACCCAGAGGTACAAGCCAAGTGGTATGCAATCCTAAAAAAATACTGCGCAGGTACGGGAGCCGCTCTGGCCGTGGCCTGCATGATGATGGGAAGCCTTGATTCAGAGCCTAACGCCACTGCGCATAATGTATATTATGTTAAATTTAATATCTTGTTTCCTGTCACCACTTATTGAACTGTGTATAATGGCAACAATTGATCCTATCTTCGACCGGATGTCTTAAGTGGCTGAATTAA